GTTGGTAGTTGCTGTTCGCCTTGTAAGAATACGGGCGTTCAAGCAGAAGCAGTTGGATGGGATGCAGTACCCATGGCGGAAACAAGGAAGATGGATTTTAAAGGCTGTTAAGGCAATTTCGGTAGCGTTCACGGAGGCCTACGGTAAGACCCCGGTAAGTGGGAAAGAACTCAACACCTACTACGAACGTTACCTCCGGTTCATAGCGCGCCTCGAATACGAAGGCATAGGTCCGATTAAGGAATTCTGCCTGTTTATGGAACAACATGCTAGTGGGGACACAAAGTTCAGTCGCCACAAGCTATACGCCCGTGGTGTGGCATACAGCCGTACTCACCTCGCAAGTACATTAAAGCGAGCGTTCCATAAACACGTACCCAAGTCCCAGCTTGTTAGGGAAGAGGAAGACACGGCCAACCGATGGATGAACTCACCTGATCCGGTGAAGAGAGATCTGCTCATCGATCTGGAAGGTTATGCCGCCCAATTCTTTGGCAAGCCAAGTAAGGTGCCTGACCGGAAGTGGATGAAGCGAAGGGACACCAGCCTACCCATTATCTCTACAAAAGCTTGTCTGGAAAGGGAAGACCCTGCTGCAGTCATAGTTCGTCACTACAAAGAACAAGTAGTGAACAGACTGTTCGCAGAGAGACCTGACCACGAGAAACTCTTCCCATCCTTAATTAAAAGTGCAAAAGGATGGATGACCGTCGAAGAGTTTGACAGGCTCAACGAGAGGAACAGGAATTTAGCTAGTGCAATCCCAATACTACGGGAGGCCGCTCGGGATAGCCCAGAAGAATGGAATCTCGACCTAGATGTACCTGTTGAGGTTTTACCCCCACCACAGATGCAAATGGACGATGAGTGGGACTTCCCTGAAATAGTCCTCGACGAGACCAACAGAATGACTCCTCTAGAAGAGGACGACAACGTTGGCTTCGCCGGGACAGATCAGGGGATGCCATTCTTTTCTGAACTTCTGAAACCGTTTGCACGACCCATTACTCTACAAGATATCTCAGAGCATTGTGTCAAGACATGTGCCGGATATACCGAACCACAACCTATAATGGTTAGAGCGCTTCAAGAACTTGGCTCAAAGGTTAGAGGAGTCAGTTTACACCCAGCAATGAATGGACACACTATGAGAATCCTTGGAAACCGTTTGATCGCTTCAGTGAAACGTAAGAACATTTCAAGAGATCCAATGAATAACCAACCGTTTGAATTGTTCGGTGATGAAGATGCGCAGCTCCTCTCCGCAGACCTAAGTAAGGCTACGGATTACATGCAACACGAAGTGCTGCATGCGGTTTTAAGAGGAGCTGCACATGGACAAGATTGGCATCCAGAGGAGCTCGAGGCTGCTCTAAGGATCACAGGACCACAGAAATTGCCTGACGGGAGAGTGACTCAGATCGGAGCACATATGGGGTTAGCATGTACATGGCCGGTTCTGTCGTGTCTGAACGCCTGGGCGGCGGACCGAGCTGTTAATCAGAACCAAAGGAAGTATCGTATTTGTGGTGACGATTTAGTGGGC